GCTCTGTTCTCCGCGGAGTAGTTTTGAGTGCATCTCGTTCACTTCTCTCTCAAGGTAAGCGTCCTTGATAGTCATGTCGAGTCGGTCGTTGCGGGGGTCAGTGCCACAGTCGAAGAGGAAGCGCTTCCCTTTTGCAAAGGAAGGCTTCCACCACTTGTATGGCAGTCCGGGGCTGGTCAGTGGGTTGAGCCGAGCAAAGTTAGCGGCGGGGACGCCGTTTATCCCTTCCTCTAAAGTCAGGACTCTCTTCTGCAAGCCTTTAGGGGCATAGCATAGGAGAGTTGCCAAGATGAACGCCGCAGCGCGCTTAATGAAGAGCGGACGCTGCGGCACAGTTGCCTGCGAGTACTTCTTGGCCCCTTCGTTCATAGGGGAGATTTCTTGCTCGAGTCGGGGGTCTCGGGGATGTAAGACAGAGGGCTCGGTCGTATGAGGTTCCACTCTGTCAAACAGCGGGGAGGGTCTTAGGTCGGTCTTGGCGGTGATTCGCTCGGAGTGTTTTTGGTCCAAGTAAGCCACCGTTTTCAACTGGCCTTCGGGGGTGATGGTAGGGTATCGGGTCGTCTCCTGGATCACATCGCTGAAGTTCAGGTCGCCTAGCGGGCGGCCGAGCGTCAACGAGCCATCAACAGCCATTGCGGAGCAATGTTGGAGGCAGTGATCGGGGTACAGACTAGTGAGGGTCTGGGCTAGCCACTCTCGTGTTATGATTGCGGCCATTCCCACATCTTCACTCTCTGCACCAGCAGTGTGCATTCCCATGATACATCCGGAGCTGTTGTTGTTAAGACAAGCTACCGGAGATCCGCACATTCCAGGGGAGGAGGCGATACCATACCGCCAGTGTTCGGGGAGGAGGTACTCGTCGTGTTCATCACCGTAGGCAATTGATTTGTCCCACCTGGTCGCGAAACCAAGGTGTTGGGAGATCATCCCACGGTTCTGCGTCACAACGAGCGCAGGGGTCGAGTGCATGCGCTCGAGGTCGTCTTCACTAATGAAATGCTTTGACACATCCTGGAAGGACGGAACTCGAGCGCCGAGGTCTACTACGACCATGTCCTGGGTCTGAACGCTCTGCGAAGGGGTAACCTTGCGGATCGTCGTTCCCATAGTCACGGCCACGGTGTACTCGGCACGGGGGGTCTGCAGCTGGAGAGTCGTTTCATCCCCTTCTTCTAGGTCGTGAAACAGATGAAGGGGGAACAGGGCCAGTTTTCCTTTGATTCCGAAGCCGTTCGACCAGATGGTCGAACCGTTCGTCCTGAGGCGTGTTGCCGTCAGACAGTTGGTGGCTTTGAGCTTGTACTCAACGATGTCGCGGGTGCGATTATCGGAGCAGCCTTCTTGTTCGGCTGATTCTGCAAAGCTCTTGGCCACCGCCTGTCGGGCAGCAACGCGAAACTCGGACAACTGATGGTCTGAGAGGTGTG